TATCCAGGACAATCCTAAAGGTACGTTCATGGTCCTAGTATCAAAGCACGCCTTTGTAATTAAGGATGGAGTTCTAATCGATAATCGAGGAGAGGAGTTTCGTCCAACTAGAAAGGTACAAGATGCCTTCAAAGTAGTAGCCTCAGTAGAAACAGGACAGCTATCATTGTTCTAATACACATAGTAAGAGATATCATAGGAAGGGCTATATAGGCCCTTTCCTTGTATATAAGAGTACCGGCCTCTGGATAGCAAGGTGATGTCACTGTTACAGCAAGGTGACAGAAAGTTACCAGTAGATTTCACTAGACGGTTTGCTCAACGGTAATCTAGGACAGACCTATTTTTATATTTCTGATGAGATTTTGAATATAGGGTTTATATATTTATATATGTAAAGAGAAGGTACTACGTTCTCTAACGGTTAATAGTTAAGTTTTTCTTTTCCGTTTCTTTCTACTCTCTTAATCTCTTGGTTAAGAGCTTTTGTTTCCAATATAAGAAGCTTCACCTCATCCATAAACTTATTATCCAGTTTATCGGTTCGACTATCAACGTACCTATATAGTTTTTCCATCTCATCTCTTACATTTGTATCCAATGAGTCGGAATAGATATATAAATTCTTTTCCTTCTCTTTAACATCTTCTTTAATACTTTCCAGTTCATGGTAGATGTTATTGTGTATACTATCTAGATTTCTTTCTAGACTTGCCAGATCTCTTTTTAGAGTTCTAAAGCTCAATAAATTCACAGACGTACCCACGATCATCATAATAACGATAACCGCACATACACCTAAAATAAATGATGTAATTTCCATAGTTTTACTTTTTAAATGTCAAAGAACGTATAGTACCAATTCTCTACTTAGTTTTAAGATATGAACTTTTAGTGTAAAAAACAAGAAACTTGGGGAAATTTTTCGGAAAAAATTTTTGCTATATGAAAAAGTATATAGAGATATATTTATATATGTAAAGTAAGTTACAACTCTATTTATAGTTATGAAACCATTAGACCCTTCTTTCTTCGATATGTTCGACTATTCGGATGAAAAAGACCTCGAAAGAGCCGGAGCTATTGAGGCTTTGTCCGATTTTTTAGAGCATCCATACATTATCTTCGGTTCAGTTATACGCGGTGTAGAGAATTACTATATCGTAAGAGAGATGTTTAGCAGAAAATATAAGGAGCAATTTGGATCAATTGAGGAGAGCTTACAGAAGAAGTACTTTAATAGGTTATATACTATGCTTGAAAGATTTGATGAGAGTAATTCTTCTCATATATTAGAAGCACAAAGGTTTGAAAGACATGAGAGTGGATGGGCACTATTAGAACTAAGACAGTACTTTGAAGGTGTAGAAGATTATGAGAAATGTGTTAAAGTACAATCAGTATTTACTACACTTTTATTAGATGAAGAGTTGCCTATATGAAATATAATTCGTATATTTAAGTATAATAATAAGAAAAACGGTTATGATTTCAAATGTAGTTACCTACTTGATCCTCGGAGTATTGTTTAACTTCGTATTCGATAAGCTTGTAGATTTTAATGGAGATGAAGAGCACCGCTTTACTATCGCCGAGCGTGTGGCTATGACTATCGTATGGCCTTTAGGCGTAGGTATGTTTGTATACCAATTTATCAAAGCGTTCTTCGTTAATAACGATAATTAAGCTATTATGCGTAGAGCTAGAATTAGTCTAGAGAAGGCTTTGAAGTTAGAATCTGAGTCTCTTTTGACTCTATACTACCCCAGTACCTCTCATAATGATCTCCCAGATATTCCCTATATCGGTAAGTATACTCAGAACTTCATCGATGCGGCAGGTAAATACCGTAAGGTAGAGATTGGCAAGCTTCTTACCTATATAGATCCCGAATACCAGATTGAGATCGAGGTTCTAAGCGACCCGAAGGGTGGCTTCTATGAATGGTCTTACCTTTACGGTAAATCCCGTAAGGCTCAAGAGGTACATGATCAAGCACTTGAAAAAGGGCAGTACGTGTATGTACTTGTTAACCCGGCTTATGATTTTGTAAAAATCGGTAAGGCAGTTAATCCTCAATCAAGAGTCAAGCAGATTAACGGAGCAGGCACGGTGTCCGAATGGACACTCTATTGGGCTTTACCGGTGACCGATGATTATCGCGTTGAATATTTAGTACATCAACACTTTACCGATAAGCGTTTAGGTTCCGATCAAGGATCGGACCGTGAGTTCTTTCAAGTTACGAAAGAGGAAGCTATCGAGGCGATTATGTTTATCGCTAATGATTTTTACAATGGAGAACCTACGTTCTACTAAAATTTGCGTGGCAACTTCGTGCGCGTGCGCGGCGCGGTAAAACTTTTTTATAAAACAGTTGGTTCCTATTGATTTAATTCGTATATTACCAATGAAGGAGGGAGAAAAAAAGGAGAGAGAAAATTAAATATATTATATATTAAATATATTATATAGTATATTATAATATAAAAGAATAATACTTAGTAACGGATTATGAAAAACAAAGAAGTATTTCAAAATAAAATTAGCCGGTTAGAGTCTATAAATACCGCAACCAAGAGAGCTATATCTTTAAACGATCGAGCTCAAGCTTTTGAGTTGATAGAAAAAGCTAAAGAAACTCTTTCGGATTTACAAACTATGCTTAATCGCGAATAGAATATGTTACAAGCAGAACAAATCCTCGAAAACTTTGATCTACATCAACAAATTATCAAGTCTGAACTTGGTGAACGTGCCGATCAAGTACTTTCTATGCTTGATTCCCTTGGAGAAAATTATATCATGTCTCCTGCAAGTGGAAAATCATGGTACCACAATGCATTCCCTGGTGGATATGTTGACCATGTCAATAGAGTAGTAGAATGTGCTGCTAAAACTATGAGATTCTGGGAGTCTATGGGGGCTACTATCGATTTTACTCGTCAAGAGCTTATTTTTGCCGCTCTCTTCCACGATTTAGGTAAGATCGGTGATGGTGAAGGTGTAGGCTACCTTGAGCAAACTGATAACTGGCGTAGAGATAAGATGAATGAGATGTATGTACCTAATCCTGACTTGGATTTTATGCTCATCCCCGATCGATCCCTATTCATACTCCAGAAGTTTGGTATTCCAATGAGTCAAAAAGAGTTTTTAGGTATCAGACTACATGACGGAGTGTTTGATGATGCTAACAAAGCCTACTTCTTTAGCTACAACCCAGATTCTAGAATGAAAACTAATATTGTTAACATTCTACACTCAGCCGACTTCATGGCTTCCAAGATTGAGTACGATATTTGGCAACGTAGCGGTGGGAGTACTAGGGCAAACACACAAAAAACTAAGACATCAACAGGACAATCCGTAAAATCTTCGGAAGGCCTTAGTAATTTCGTAAAAAATCTATAAAAATGTTGACAGTCTGCATAATTTTAGCTATATTACTAATTGTACTCGGGTACATTACTTGGAATTTGTTAAGAAAAGTAGAGAAGCTCGAAGACATTGGTGAATATCAACAAAACTATATCGATAATATCTCAACAATTATTGGTGAATCAGAAAAAAGGTTACAGGAAGTTGACCAAAGAGGCACATTTCAGTCAGATGACGAAGTTGGCTTCTTTTTCAACATGATAAAAGAGATTCAGAAGATACTCGGCGAGTTTAACCTAAAGTAACCTATGGGTAGAAAAAAAAGTAAAGCAAATTATTTTACACAAGATACAGAAAATGCAATAGTAGCTTATAATAACTCGACCGATTTTGATTTTAAAAATAAGATCTTTAAAGAAGAAATTTATTTTCCTTTTTATAAATTAGTTGAGAACATTATACATACCTTTAAATTTTACTATACAGACGTTGACGATCTCGAAGATTTAAAACTTGAGGTCGTTTCCTTGTTAGTTGAAGAGAAAATGCATATGTTCGATCCTACTAGAGGGGCTAAAGCTTATTCATACTTTGGAACTATTGTAAAGCGTCATCTTATCAACTATAACAACAAGAACTATAAGAAGCTCAAGCAGAGCAGTTCTATGGACAGTATTAATCCTACTTACGAACTTGAGACTCCTGAAGTACTTCCTTATGCTAAATCGTTAAAAGAGATTTTTGATATATACATCGACAACATGTATGAACAGTTAGACTCTCTCTTCCCAAAGCAATCTGATCGTCAAATCGCCGACGCAGTGCTTACGCTATTTAAGAAACGTCACGATTTAGACATTTTTAAGAAAAAAGCTCTGTACATCTATATACGTGAAATGACTGGTACAGAAACTCCATATCTAACTAAGGTAATTAATGTACTGAAGGAGGAATTCTACGTACTGTACAATAAACTTAATGAACAAGGGTTAGTAGACCTAAAAAAATACTAATTTCTATTTATAAAGAAAAAGTATGGGTCTCGATAAAAAACTATTTAAAGATAAGACCTTCTCAGATGTACTAGAAGAGATCTACGGTAATTCTAAAAAGAAAGAAAAGCAGATTAACACTCTAATCGGAGAGTTAAAGCCCCTTATGGAGAATATTGGGGATGCTACTCTTATTGTACCTATGATCGCTAACTACCTAGAAATCGGTGTTAAGAATGATAAACACCTTATCGATATGTTAGCTGTTGTACAGCGAATGGAGAATGCATCCAAAAGCGGAGATAGCGCCGGATTTGAATTAGGAGCTGAAGAGCTTGCTCAAATCTTAGAGCAAATGGAAGAAGAGGTACAGGAACCTAACAAAGGGGAGTAACTGTGGTAGACTTTGGATTTAATCAACATAAAGGTACTCCTAAAAGCCAGTTAAGCGGTTTAGGTGGGACGTATTATACTGCTCAAGTTATTGAGACTTATAATGAAAACCCAAATTTACCGCATGCAGGAATAATGTTTCGTAGAATAGGAGGCGGCGTTAATACTACCTCGGACTATGCAATCCCTCTATTCCAGCATATGCAAACTGTGCCGTTACTTGACGAGCATGTTATTATTATATCAGGTCCTGGTGAAGCTGCTGGATTAAAACAGTCCTACTATCTTCCTCCAATTAACATCTGGAATCACCCTCTACACGGTGGCAGAGGACCTGGAGACATTGCACCTAAACTAAGTAATGAGTTTAAAGAAACCCTAGATATTAATCCAATGTTGGTATTTCCTGGGGATATCCTACACGAAGGTCGCCGAGGTCAGAGCATAAGATTCTCAGAAGGGAACACCTCAGGTAGAGTTCCTTGGAAAACTGATACGAATCATTCACCCGTTATAGTAATTGCTAACGGACAAATAAAGACCACAGAAGGTACTTACCCAGTTGTTGAAGATATCAACCAAGACCCGGCCTCTATATACCTGACCAGTCAGAATCAACTGCCATTAGAAGTCAGTTTAAAATGGGCAAGGATTGATAACTCAAAAAGGTATTCAAGCTACCTACCAGGTAACGAGCCTTTAGAAGCTTCTACGTACTTAGGAAACCAGGTAATTCTTAACAGCGGTAGGATCTATATTAATTCGAACAAAGAACACGTACTTATATCAGCTGCTGATACAGTAGGCATGCTTGGACAAAAAGTAAATCTAGATGCTGCTAAAACTATTACATTAGAAGCACCTTTGATTAACTTTACCGGAGATGCTCTTAACCCTATCACAGCCCGTTCAGCTGTTAAAGGAGAGGACCTGGTTGATGAACTCGCAGGACTGTATAAAAGGTTAGCAGATCTTACAACTACCTTACAGATAGTGTTATCAACTTTAAACGTACCTACAGATTCAGCTGCTAAGTTGACTACCTACTTAATTAAAGGAGGAGATGTTACAAATCTATCTGCAGACGGTATTAAGAGTAAGTTAAAAGAATTATTATCAAATAGAGTAAAACTCAGCTAATGTCAAAGCTTACCGATACACTTTCGCAGATTCAACCCTGTGACGATCGTAATCTCATCCAGATAGTATCTCAAATACTAACTCAGGAGGTAATTGATCTACGAGAGAAGGTATGTACTCGTTTTGAAGGTATCTTTATAGATTACGGCCTCGAAGGAATTAAGCCTTGTGAAATTATAACTGAGCAATTTTTAGAGCAGGTACAAGAAGGTAATACTCTTGTAGCAATAGATAACCTATTAGCAGGTGTGGGATATCCACCTTATATCATTCAAATACTGACAGGAGGAATTGATTCACTAACTGTGGAGCAAGAGCAAGGACTTTTTACATGGTTACTTACAAATCAAGGAATTAAAGTACACCCTAATACCGCAAAGTACGCAAGATATAAGACTAAGAGAGCTTATAGTCCTACGCTAACTTCTGAGGAAGTTAGAAAAGTTGAAAACTGGTATATAGGGCAAGGTATACAGGAAATTGAGAGCTTACTTATAGAGACAATTCGTGAGTTTATTACTTCTAAGATTAAATGTCCACCTGAAGATAAGTTAATGAAGATGATTAACTTAGTTAACAATCTGATTACACTTACTAACAGAGCCCAGTCCACATTTAGTGATCTACAGGTAGCTGTAAATGTAGCATCAGGTACAGTGTCTTTAATTAGCAATACGGTTGATATTATAAAAAAAGCCATCACAGCAAATGATGCTGCTATTGTTGCTGCTACTGCCTCCGGTGTTGGAATCGCAGGAACGCCACCTTTGATACAGGCTAATGCTATTGTAGAAAGACAGCTTAGAAAATACGAACCTCAAATAGATGCTCTAGATAAGACTCTATGTGCTGCTGCTAAAACAGTACAATTTATAAATCTGAACATCTCAGTAATTAGAGCAATACTCGAAATTATTGATGCATTATTAAGAGCTTGTCTACCTAATACCGAGCTAGGTCTTCGTAGATTGAACTCCTTTAATGTAGATCTACCAGGCGCCATAGACTACAAAGGTTACTCAATCGAAATAAGAACTGTATCAGGCTCTTCCACAACTATGCCACAACGTTACGCTGTTGCTTTAGATGAATTTGGAACAGTAATACTGGAAGGACAAAGATCATATAGCGCCTCTACCCAAATATTAGTAGAGGAAATTAAATTTAGAATTGACAACCAATTAGGTTAAAACTATTTATAACTATGAAAGCATCTGATTTTAAAAATATTATTAAAGAAGCAGTAAGGGAGGCTATTAGAGAAGAGCTTACCCAAATGCAACAGCCGGTACAAGAGAACACTACTGCCCCTCAACCGGTAGCTTACGAGAAAACCGGTAATGCTATGTTAGACATACTAAACGAAACTAGGACTTCTATGTCTTCCACAGACTATCAGAATCTAGGCGGAGGAACCCTGACAAGCCAACTAGCCAGAAATTACGATAAAAGTATGTTTGGAATGAAAGGCACAGCCTACCAACCAGGAACTGAAGCTGCAATGCAAGCAGCACCAAAGATTGGATTGGATATTTCAAACTTAAGCTTCCTTAAAAACGCTGCCGAAATTGTCAGAGTAGCAGACCAGAAACAGAAAGAGAAAAATGGCTTATAAGGTTCAAAGAATTAGTCCGTTAGATCTACAGCCAAGAAAAGCTGTAGGAGTAGCTTTACCCTTCTCAGGTGAGGCTGTTTTTAATTCTACCTATACCTCAAAAGATGCTGTACGTAATAACATTATTAATTACTTTTTAACTGGAAAGAACGAAAGAGTTTTTAATGTAAATTTCGGTTCAGGATTGCGTAATATGCTCTTTGAAGCAATAACCTCAGATAGTATAGAACGTACTAAAGCTGCAATCCGCAGTGAGTTGGAACTTTACTTTCCAAGAGTAATTATAAATCAACTAAACCTACAAGCTTATCCTGATCAGAACTTAGTCAACTTTCACTTAAAGTATTCTGTAAGCGAAACTAATATAGTAGATGAGGTATCTATAAACTTTGAACAATAATGGCACAAGAACGCGAAATTAAATACAACAATAAAAGCTTTACTGACTTTCGTCAACAGCTAATTGACTACGCGAAGAATTACTTCCCGGATACCTACAACGATTTCTCTCCTACATCACCAGGTATGATGTTTATGGAAGCCGCTGCTTATGTAGGAGATGTACTCTCATTCTACCAGGATATTCAGCTACAGGAAACATTTCTACAGTATGCTCAAGAACCGGGTAACTTATATAGCTTAGCCTACATGATGGGCTATCGTCCTAAGATTAGCACAGCATCAGCAGTTAATCTTACAGTAACTCAGGAAGTACCTGCTAAGACAGTAGCTGGAGAAAAGGTACCTGATTTTGATTTTGCCCTATCCTTACTACCTAACATTGAATTAGAATCAGCAACAGGTACCCCAGTTCGTTTTCTAACTCAAAACAAGGTCGATTTCTGGTACTCAAGCTCTTACGATCCAACCGAGATAGTAATTAGTCAAACGCAACTAGGCGAACCTTCTCGTTTTAAATTAACTAAGCACGTACAGGCTATCTCTGCAGAAGTAAAGGAAACCGCCTTTAATGTAGCTACTATTGAAAGGTTTACAACACTAACAGTGCAGGATACTGACATACTCGGTATACTATCCATTACCGATGAAGATGGTAACGAATGGACAGAAGTTCCCTACCTTGCTCAAGATACAATCTTGACAGAGGAAATTAATCCTTCTATCCCTGAACGCCAAGATGTACCGTATATTTTACAGTTGACTAAAGTCCCTCGTAGGTATGTAACAAGATTTAAATCCGGCGGCTCTTTAGATATCCAATTTGGTGCCGGTCAACAAGGAACCGACGATACAGTAATTACACCAGACCCAACTTATGTAGGTTTAGGAGATCAAACTTTCGGTGTTTCTAAATTAGATATTGCCTATGATCCCTCTAACTTTATGTTCTCTGGTACATACGGTGTAGCTCCTCAAGGTACGCTTACAGTTAGATACCTTGTAGGAGGTTCTGTAGAAGCCAACGTAGCTTCAAATACAATTACAAATATAGCAAACACTGCTAACAAAGTATCAGCCACAGATCTCACTTATGAGACAACCTTAGCTTTTAACAACGAACAAGCTGCTACCGGAGGTAAAGACGGAGACACCATTGATGAACTACGTCAGAATAGCATGCGTTCATTCAATGAGCAGTTACGAGCTGTAACTAAAGACGACTATAATATCAGAGCTCTGACACTCCCAGCACGTTTAGGTTCTGTAGCTAAAATTTACACAATTCAAGATCAGTTACAATCTAGAAAAAATACATCTGATGCAATTTTAGATAGTAATCCGCTATCTTTATCAATGTATATTCTAGCCTACGACGCTAACAAAAATCTAACAGCTGCAAATACTAGTCTTAAGAGTAATTTAAGTAAGTACCTTGGTCAATATAGACTCGTGACTGATGCAGTCAATATTAAAGATGCATTCATAGTTAATATTGGCATTAAGTACGACATTATATTGAGACCTTCAGCAACTAGTCACGATGTACTTGTTAAATGTACAGAAGCACTTAGAGACTACTTTGCTATTGAGAAATGGAGTATCAACCAGCCTATTAACCTTTCAAAAGTTTATACCTTACTCGATAGAGTAAAAGGAGTTCAAACAGTACAAAAGGTTGAAATTTACAATAAAGCAGGAGGTAACTACTCTCAATACGCTTACGATGTAGCAGGTGCTACTAAGAACAATATTGTGT